TCTATGACTGGCTCTAATGTCGTGAACGTAGTGCGCCAACTATTCGGTGATATATTCATGCGTACACCGAAAATCTGTAATGTTTTCTCTAGGGTAGATCCGCCTGGCTGTGTAGTAATAACCTGTATTGGATCAAAGAAATCTAGGTCTAGGGCTGCAATAATGCCGCTGTTGTAATTGTCTGTGTAAAGGTCAAGCACTATAGAATCTACTCGAATGTTTGTCTCAGCTCTACTAGCCACGTAAGCCTGTGCGTAATCAAGTGCAACTGGGTCTGTCTGCATAAGTAGGTTGTCTAAGAAGTAGCTGTGTAAAAAATACTTGTCTATGCTGTCTTGATTTGTTGCTACCTGTGCTGTGCCACCTGCCCTAGTAATAGTGGCTTTGTTAAATATAAGCACATCGTTAAGAATCCAACTAGCATCAAAGTAATCTATACCTGTGCCGTTATCTGCAAAAACTGTGGGTGTGCCGCCAATAGATCCAGCGGTTACATTCCTATCTTGAAATACAAAATTATTATCTGCATCTACATAGATCGCGCCGTACTCGCTTTCGCTAGCAGTGAATAAAGCTTGCAGTGCTGTGCGGTTAGTGCCTGGATCTGTTTGTAAAGTAGTAAGCCCTGCATCTATGTCGCGCTGTGATGCCGGCCAACTGATTTGATCTAGTATTTGATTTATGCGTGTGCCTGATAAGTCACCTGCAGTAGCACCTGTAACTGTGCTGATCTGGGCTACCTGCGCTAATCTAAATGCATCTACAGCTTGTATAGTCGTAATGGCTACATCTTCGCCAGACTCACCTGGGTAAGTAGTTACGTAGCTTGTAATAAATCCGCTGAAGATAGGATATGTTACTGATGAGTAGGTTGCAGTAATCTGCACTTTTTTCATAGGTGTTAATAAATTGTAATAAGGGCCAGTAACATTCTGTGGGTTAAAGTCGCCATTCTGATCTGTTATGCGTAATGTAAGTGCGCCTGTTTGAAATTGATCGGATAGGGCAGTACGGCCTCGATTAGTTTCTATGCGGTTAACTTGATTAGATACATCTACAATTACAGCTGCTGCATCGGCTAATATGTTTGTATCTAGTATGCCTGTATCTAATATCATAGCCTGAGCAAACGATGGCCCAGTGCTAAAGTTGATTACTGCATTTATTACTGGTATTGGCATTATGGTAATTGGCCTGCGCCTGTAGTGCTATATCCACTACGGCCAGCGACTTGAATGCTTTCGGCTACTAGCTGGGCAAACTTATCACCAGATGGTGAGTCAATTCTTACGTTTACATCTAGTGATCTATTGCCAGATTCCCTAGCTCTTTCTGTTGCTATTTGAGATACGTTCATACCAGCATAGGAAGATGATCCGACTAACTGTGTTGCTAAATCTTGAAAATAACCAGCTGGCTGTGATGGTAAGCCAGGTGCGCTCACAGTTGGTGCAGCTGAAGTTGGAGTACCAAATTGCTTGTTAATAGTTTCTATTTGTGCATTGATTCTATTTATTAAAGATCTAACTTGCACTAAAGCAAACTCTGTGAGACTTTTACCAGCTGCTGCGGCTTCTGCTGCTAACTTCTTTAGTGCATCTGCTGCTTCTAACTCAGCCAGATACTTCTTAGCCAAAGCCTCGTTATTATCTAGTATTGCTAACTGTGCCTTTAAGCGTAACTTAGTCTCTTCATCGGTTGCGCTATTTAGAGCTGCGTTTATACCTATGCGCTCTAGGTCAAACTTCTTTTTTAATTCTTCTACGTTCTTATTTTCTAAAGCATTCTTCTTTGTAATAATACTAAACTCTTCTTTACGTGCTTTAGTTACCTGCATACTTGCAATTAAATCAGCCCTTGATTTAGCCGGTGATAATCTAGGTGCATTTATATCTGACTTACGCATAAACTTGCCACCGACTTTAACGCTAGCATTAGGGTTTAGTAGTCCTATTACATCGCCAACAGTCCTAAATGCGTTGCCTATCTTCTCAGCTGCATTAACCATCTTTACTGTAAATGTATCTATGTCGTTACTGCCAGATAATGCTGCTATGGCATCTAGTAAGCCCTTGCCTATTGCCTCTTTAGATTCATCTACGGCTACAGTTAATTTAGCCATACTGCCTGCATAGCCTTCTACAGCTGCTGCGGCTTGACCTGCAAAGTTAACGTTAAGTGTGCGCTGTACTTCTAAAAATGATGCTGACTTTAATTGTGCTTTGCTTAGTCCTACGCCTAACCTGCCTAGTGCTGCGTTATCGCCTAAGTATGCTTTAGATAGGCTTGTAGATACAGCTGTTAGATCCTTGCCAGTGCCTGCTGATACGTTTAGTGCAGTCTCAAATAAACTTTGTGCCTTAGCAACATCCTTAGTTACGATCAGCAAACGCTGGAAGCCTGGAATCAAACTTTCATCCACAATGCCAAATTGCAAAGATAGATTTTTTAAGTAGGTCTCTATGCCTGGCTGCTCAAACTCTAAGCCTAGATTGCTAACTGTGGTGCGTAGTTTAGCGGCTGCTTTCTCTGATTCTATAAAGGCGTTTACAGCAGATCTTGCGAATGCAGCAACACCTATAGCTGCAAAAGTTTTGCCTAATTTTTTAATTTGTTTATCAAATGCAGATACTTCTTTAGCACCCTTTTTAAGTCCTTTGTTATCAAAGGTGCTGACCGCTGAGACTACTATATTAGCCATTACGCGGCCTTTCTAATTTCTGTGTCTTTAATAAACTTCTTTGCTACAGTGTCTATGGCGTTTACTACTACAGGTATAACGCGATCTCTAGTCTCAAACCAAGCGCGATAAACTAAACGGCCACGTTGTTGCCCTGTGCCTTTCATGCTACCTAGCATTTCTGCTGCTGAATTAAATTGCACGGCTGCTTGCGGATTGTTGCTCTGCATATCTTGTGGCCTATTTTTGCGACCTGCCCACTCGAAGATTGCGCCAGGTGCTGATTTGTTGGCTACGTAGAATGCAGCACTAAATCCTTTTTGATTGCGCTGATTTTTGCCTGCGCTATAAATAATGTTATCTTTAGCCAATGCATAATCGTATGCTGGAAAAGCCCTGTAATTTATAGTTGCACTTGACGCAGTGCCTTTACCCCAACCGCTTAATACATCGCTTTGTGCTGGCAAATAACTTCTAGCTTTGTCGCGTGTAATTAACATGGCTTGCTTTATGTTTTTGAGCATCTCTTTGTTTAGGTCTTTATCTACATCGCGCATAGCCTTCTGGAGTTGCTTAACGCCGTTTACGACTACTGGCATTTTTGATCTCCTTTGCTCTATCGCTAAGTACCTGCACGATTGCTCGTAACATTTCTGAGTCCATATTTATAAACTCATTAGGCGCGATCCCTAGCTCTACAGACAAACTTGCTATCGTGTAGAGCGTAGAATCACGCTGTACTATTTTTTTTCTTCGTCTAATACCTCGACAGTTTCTAAGCTGTCAATAAACTCAATACCAAACACAGGTACAGTTACGTTAGCCCTACGTAAGCACTCATGAGCAAGGAAATAGATCTCCGTCTGCCTCTCGTGATCACGTAGGACTTTACTAATTCCTGCGCCATACTTTAACTCGAAAGCGTACTCGACACCTGGTGTTATCTTATGCTCAGATACTTCACCATTAGCCCTTGTTATCTTTAGCTTTGCCATTATTACTCCTTATGCAACTGCTACAGCTACTGTGCTATTGCAGGTAAATGTGATTGATTGACTTGATATTGATGCGACATCTCCATTTACATTCTGTAGGTTATTTACCAATACAGATGCTGTGTATGAAGGGTTAGTTGCAGATACGGCAGCACTTGTCTGTTTAATAACGCATGTTACAGTAGTGCCATAAGCAGCACGTAATGTAGGGATTACTGTGGAAGCAGCGTTATCATTTAAGAAGTCTAATGTGATAGTGCTTGCTTCTAAACCTTTCGTAAATTTATGAGATGAGTCACCCATCGCAGTGACTTCAAGCTCATCAAAGGATTGGTTAATTGTTACAGCTGTTACATACGCTGATAAATCAACGCTGTTTAGCGTAACGGATACGCCATTGTTTAAGAATATGGCCATGATTACTCCTTGTCTTTCTCTTTAGTAGGTGCAGGGGTTGGTGCTGGTACTTCTTGGATCTGGCCTATCTTTTTTAAGAAGGCTAAGTTTTCTGCGTCTGTACTCATTTTAACTCCAGCTCGTTAGGATTGATACGGTAATTTCAGATAT